TTTACTCGTTGACAAAGTATTGTTATCATGGCGTTTCATATTCCACGCGCTGAAACCATGATTCCCTCTCTGTTTGCTTCCGGAACTGCCCTAGTTGCGACTACGGCCTTCAAAGGCGCTTGTGCTTTGGTTAAATGGTGGATGAAGAACCCCATGGAAGAGGCTGCTCAGAAAGTTATTGATGCATTGGATGAATCCGACACTGGTGTTGAAGCTGGTGCCGAGATGATGACCATCGCGGGAAAGATGGTGCCTGTGGTGCGACGTAGGATACGTAGGGTTGCTGCTAATTCCTACGCTCTACAAGCTTATTTGAAGTTTGGAAAACGACCCAAGTCGGAAGCCAACATCATTATAACAAGGAAATACATCAGTGACTTGCTAGCAGAAGTTCCAGATATGAGAATACGTGACAAGATAGAAATAATGGACACTGCTACGTTCCTTAGTTTTATTCCTTCCAAGTCTAGTCAAGAGTGTGGTGCTTACGAGAGCACGAACGCCTACGCCCGCCGAATGGTGGGTGAGTGGCGTGATCTATAGGGGTGCCTACATGCCGGCGAGGGGGTGTCAAGCGGAAAGACACAAACATCGATACACCCCCGGCTGCACGTCACAAGGCGTGAGGACCTCCGTAGTTTTGTTAAGTGTCGTAAGTTTGTGAGGCTGAGTGGGATAAGTCCCCCACTTGACATCATGCCTTTCAATAACTGTATCGATACGTTGGAGAAGGCTGTTAATGAACGTGTTTTCTTTGTAAAGAGCAAAGACGGCACGTTTGTTGAGCCCCCTAAACCAACGTACAAACATTTCGCCACAACAATGTCAGTTGTTGGTGAACGAATTGTACATGAGATGGAAAAGACCGTCCCGTTGAGCAGACCGGCTTTTGTCGACACGTTCCGGGGCCGCAAACATATTATGTATAGTTCGGCTTATCAGTCTTTACTGCGCAAGGGTATGACGGATAAGGATGCGGAGATACGGGTGTTTGTTAAGAGTGAGAAAACGGATTTTACAACCAAGAAGAATCCTGTTCCCCGTGTTATCTCTCCCCGGAATCCTCGGTATAATATCGAGGTCGGTAGGTTTCTTAGGAAGATAGAAGAACCACTATTTAGAGCAATAGGGAGAGTGTTCGGGCATACTACTGTTATCAAGGGCTTTGATGCGGTTAAATCAGCTGCGTTGTTGCACGAGAAATGGAGTATGTTCACTCATCCAGTCGCTGTAGGGCTGGATGCTAGTCGATTTGACCAGCATGTATCTAAACCTGCACTAGTGTATGAACATGATATCTACAAACGTTGTTTTGCCTTTAAGCATCACCGTACAAGATTGGCCCGTCTGTTGAAATTGCAATTGGAGAACAAGTGTAGAGGTTATGTCCCAGATGGCAAACTTTCCTACACCACAGATGGGGGTCGTATGAGTGGTGATATGAACACAAGTCTTGGAAACTGTCTTATAATGTGCTCAATGATTAAATCCTATTTGGACCAAAAAGGGATTAATGGACAGTTGGCAAACAATGGTGATGATTGTGTCGTATTCATGGAAAAGAAAGATCTTGTTGCTTTTCAAGATGGGTTGTTTGATTGGTTTGTTAAGATGGGTTTCAACATGACAATGGAGGAGCCTGTTTGCCAATTTGAGCAGATTGAATTCTGTCAAACTAAACCTGTTTTTGATGGTACCAAGTATATTTTATGCAGGAAACCACAAACGGCGTTAGCTAAAGACACCGTACTGTTGAAACCCGGAACTACTGTACCATTAATCCGGACGTGGTTGGATGCTGTTGGCAAGGGGGGCCTGTCTCTTACAGGTGGGCTCCCAGTGTTTCAGGATTTTTATCAGATGTACATTAGAAGTGGGTCGGAAACCGGGCTTAAAATGAATGACCATGCTTTTAGCTGGGGTGTACGCCATTTAATTGGTGACCTCAACAATAAGTATAGGGACGTTTTGCCCGTTACAAGAGCTAGTTTCTACTGGGCCTTTGGCATCACTCCTGATGCGCAAATCGAATTAGAGAAGGTTTACAGAAACCTGACTATAGATGTCCTGAAGAGCTCAGCGCTGCTCTTCAGGCATGACTTATGTTTGTGAATTAGCGCAATGGGGTTGCGGGTTGTAAAGAGTCCAAAACGTTTCCGAAAGGTGTAAATACTTACGTGCTAAGCTAACTTTCGTTATAAATGCCGAACGACTGCACGGATTCACCAGAAGGTTACCCGCAATGTACAGTCTCTGTTTTAGTTGGCAGGGATCCCATATACAACTAACACATGGCTTATGGCCTTAATTCTCTCTGAACCTATAAATTACAGTAACCAAGAGGATCAAGATTACATACCTCCCTATACTCAACTAGCTATCGAGTATCCCTACGATTCTACACCATATCAGTCCGCCTCAGAAGAACTGTTTGCTCCTCAACGACCAGTTGACAATAATCAAAACTTCAATCACTATCTACAGGCAGCCTTAAACGCAGGCGCCTCTGTCGTTGGTAATACCTTATACAACGCATACGGAGTAATTGTTGGCAAAATTGTCAATCGCGGCTCGGAAAAACTTGTAGAACTAGTCACTAAATTGCCAAAAATGCCTAATCGCGCCCCAAAACGAGCAGCTGCCCCAGTGAGGCAGATGGTCATAGCATCTAAGAATGTTCAACAGCCGGTACAAAACCGATCTGTCAACACTCCTAGTTACTCAGCCTCCACCCACTCAGCACCTGTGGCTCAAACTGTTAAAGTGGCCGTACAAAATAAACCTAAGCAAAGAACTATAAAGAATGGAGTCAACGTTTCACATATCGAGATGGTTGGGGTGGTTACTTCCAGTACCACGGCTAACACATTTAATTGCGATTCATATGTCGCTAACCCGGGTAAGAATGCCGCATTTTCTTGGCTTTCTACCTTGGCTAGCAACTATGACAAGTACAAGTTTCGGAAATTGGTGATTCATTATACACCAAACGTTGGCACTTCCGTAAATGGAAAAGTCGGTATTGGGTTCGATTACGACAGTACCGATGATGTTCCTGTTAATAGACAGGAGTTCTTTACGCTTACACACCACGCAGAGGTTGGTGTGTGGTCCCCTCTTACCTTGAATGTCCCCACACAGGGTGGCATTCGGTTCACTAACACTCACACTTCCACCGATTCCAAGTTGATAGATCTCGGTCAGATTCTTGTTATGACAGATCTCGTAGCAACCACATCCACTACTGTTGGTGATTTGTTGGTTGAATACGATGTTGATTTGATTGACCCTCAACAATCCCCATTGCAATCAATGGCTGCGTCATTGGGCAATGGAACTCCGATTGTCAATAGAGATATTGCTGCTTACTTCCAGTTCGTTTCAGGGCTACAGATTCCTATATCGACCAAGTTTATCGATTCAACAAACTTGAGGTTAGCTTTTGGTTCTGGAGCTTATCATGTTCTTTTGTTGCAGCAGGATGCTGGAGCCGGGACCCCCTCTGTTGTGATAACAGTATCTGGGGCCCTGGTTACCGGTTTAGATCGTGCACGATACACTAATCAATCTTCAACAACTCTCACTACGTCAAACATTTGGCTGAACTTTCCTGGAACCGGATATCTTAATTTAAATCTTGGCACTGTTGCAGTTGCCAATTTAGAAAATTTGTTTATACAAGTAACTAGAGTTTCACCTACTATTTTACATTCTATTAATACGTCCAATTCTGCGGGGTTTACTGCTCTGTAAGTTAATACTTGGTTTTGTGTGACGTTTGACTGATATCGTAAAATCAGCTTGTCAGCCGTCAATTCACGGTGATCACCCACTGGAAATGTAACCTCCATGCCTGTACCCAGAATTGATCCACGATGTGGTGATTACGGACAGGTGGGACATGGAATTAGAGATATAGTGATGGTGTAAAAATAAATTTAGCGTAGTACTTGCATGAGTCAAGCCACAAAATCCTTTGGTGCCAGTGGTAGGCTCGCCGGCAGTCGGCAGGTGGAAAC